ATCGCCTGTTACGGTAGGGTCATGCCACGTAGGTGTGTTCGCATCGAGAATGTCTCGATCTACAATTCTAATTGAACGTCCACCAGTAGCACTCGCCGAATCACTGCTCATGTTCCGAACAACTCTTAGCAACCTGTTACCCAAAGCAGGTATAGACTGTTTAGTCCCTGCTACTAATGGGATAGTCTCATTCATAGCAGCAGCGTCAGGTTTAATCAGCGCTACTTCCCGCTGGGCATCGTTTACCCAAAGTACAAGCTCATCAACAACAGGCCATCTGATACCAGTAGTATCCTGAAGGGTGGTCTGTACTCTATCAACTACACTCTGTACGGTTACGGTCATATTCTTACCTATATGTTAAGGGCTTCGGCCCAGGCTTGTTCTCGGAGTTCAGAAGTTACTTTGGTGTCAGCTAGAGCATTAATAATCTTGGCTTTAGGTGTGCCGTCCATATTAAAATTCTCTGGATCGCCTTCATCTATCAGGTCAGTGCAGATCTGTATAAGTTCAGCCAACAAAGCGTCAGGTTGCACCTGAATGCTGATCTCCTCCTGCGTGACTACTTCTTCGGGTTCTGTTGTAACTTCAACGGGTTTTGAGTCGGAAACGACTTTGGCACCCATCTGCATGGCTAAAACGCCGATCTCGTCGGCTACTTCCATTTCAACGCCAGCGCTGAAAATAATAACTGCGCCCCATGTAGTGGCAACGCGAATATCTTCTTTAGATACAACTATCAAATCTTTCTCCTAGTAATAAAAAATGGACCCCTAGCCGCCGTCAGGAGGGGTTGTGAGCGGGAGGACGCACACAAGCGGCTAGAGGTCCAAGCCGCTTTAGTAAGCGGTATCCATCGCAATTACACCGAAGTCCTGATCAGCGGCGTAAGTTGGAGCAGACCTGAAGACTGGCTTCTTGAAGCCAAAGATCTTGCCGATAGAGATACCGTTCTGGTTGCCATAATCGAAGATATCTTCAGTTACTGAAGCGTCTCCAATGTCGGCCATTGCTAAGGCTTGTGCGCCGCAGAACAAAGCTCGTGCTCCGTTTACGTCTGCATCAGCACCCCACTTGTACCCAGCAGCTCCAACATTTGAAGACGTACCAGCTGTAGCGCCTGCAGTGTTGAAGACATGTCGGAACTCGTGAACCATCACGCCGTCTACCATCAAGGAGCTAGTCCCTGAGAACAGACCGTTAGAAGCACCACGTACACCCGCGTTACGGACGTTAGCCAGGAAGTCTGAGTCAAGCTTCAGATCAGCCATTTGCTGTGGAGTAACAAACATGTGGTAGGTTTCTTCGCCAGCACCAGTTCGAATACCACGTACATATTGATCTTTAGCGTAAGCTTTCAGTTCAACAATTGAGCGGTAGTTGATCTTGTCGGCTGCAACAACCTGAGCGACATTACCTGCTACGAGGCCACTTGTAGCGTCATAACGAAGGTGTCTGTCACCAGTAGGAGCAGAAACGTCAGAGGCAAACTCTAAGTCAACAAGCTCTTGACCATTTACAGCGCCGCCAACAACAGCACGTAAGGCACCGTTTGTTTTGAGCGTGTAAGCACAGCCTGAAAGCGTAAGGAACGCCAACTGGTCTAAGCGGTCAGCCATTGCATAAGCGAGAGCATCTTTAGAAGTTTCGCGGAAATTAACCACTGACTTCTGGTCGGCTAACCGGCCAGCTAATCGGTTGGCGAATCGCAACTGATCAAGCTTAACGACGATGTCATAAGCTTTAAGTTGTTCTTCATTCCCTTCTAAGGTGTAATCACCAGTAATACCATCGCCGGTCATATCAGCCAGCAAAGTAATTACGGCTCGTGCGCCTTTTTCACTTTGGGTCAGCTCATCAATACGCTGAACCATTGCATTTTGTCCTTTACCAGCGAACTGGTTAATGAACGAGTTGTTACGTGCGGTGCGCCAAAATGACTTGCTCCAAATTGTGAGCTGTTCACTTGTCAAAGACGCAAAGTTAGTAGTAGCCATTAGCAAACTTCCTTTGATTAAAATTGACGTTATGTTCACAGACCGTCTTTTGGAGCGGTCAAACCCGTATACCCTGTCTCGTCGGGAAACGAACTTGCGCTTTTAGAGGGAGCGACCCTGAGCCTTTAACGTCAGCGCGACGAGATCGTTTTTTAGGTGAGCGGCACCGAGTAGCTATCGTGCTACTTAGACGTAGGTATAAGTTTAGTATTACTCAAGTTTAGATGCAAACTTTAGTAGCCTTTCTTTTTCCCTTTCTTTCCCTTCTTTTTGGTGCCTTTCATTGGCGCGTTAATACAAGGTTGTCCTTTGTGCATTAGTAACTCCTTACCGTTTTACTTATTTAAGATTATGCGCTTCCACTTAGCTTCGTCAGTACGCGCCATTTTTTCCTCTCGCCATAGCACCCTGATTACGAGCCTTTTTTTTCTCTGCTTCAGCTTTCTTACGCTTGCGCTCTGCAGCAGCGGCCTCGAATTTCTTTACGTCTCGCGGTTTCGCGCCCTTGTAACGTAGTGTGGCTGCTTTCTTTTTTAACCGAGACAATTTTGCTTTATCAGTTGTTTCCATTAGTGACTCCTTACCATTTAACTTTGTTGGCCCAATACGCCGCAGACATCTTGCCCTTAGCTATGTTCCTACCGTGTCGCGCTTTAAAGCTAGTGCGTTTAGCTTTCATCTTTTCGGACTCACCCGCTTTCGGTTTGCCTGCCGTGCTGGCACCTTGCTCACCAAAGCGTATTGTTTTGATGTTGGAGCCTTCTTTAGCCACAACGATATGTGACTTCTTAGGGTGAGAGGGGGTGCGCTTCGGTTTATTGAATCCGCTTACCCCAGCTCTGGCTAACCTTGGATCTTTTTCCGTCATTAAAAGAAATCTCCTCTTAGACGTTGGATTGTTGCCTCTGGTAGTGCGTCAAACTCAGCTTGAGACAGCTTGTTAATGTCAATATGGCTTTCGCCTCTTGAACTTGAGCTTTCACCAGGAAGTTCTGGCGGTTGAGTTTCAGCGGCCTTTAGCTTCTTACTTACTTCCCTGCGTTTCTTGTCAATATCTGCAACGCTGTTAGCCTTACCGGAGAGTGAAGGTGCTGATTCACCGACTGCAGCGATATCGTTGCTTTTAACAACAAAGTTCACTGCTTTAGATAAAGCATCAACAGGTTCGAAACCCTGAGTCATAAAAGCATCTCGTAGTTCGACGACTTCCTGCGTTCGATCAGAATCGAATGTTTCCGAGTTCCTGTCGAAAGTAGGGTAGGTGGCTTCCATCTCTGCCGCAGCCGTAGCAAGAGCTACTTGTTGCTGGTTCTGGCTAACGGATTGGCTCATTTCTTGACGCATTTCATAAGCAATCTGCTGCCGTTCTGCTTTGCGGATATCCTGGCGTAGCATTGTGGCCTTATCAGCTTCGCCATCTAAAACCAGCTGCTGGTACTCAAGCTCTTTGCTATTGAAGTCAAATTCTTCGGGAGCATCTGCTGCTGGTTCGTTCTCTGCTCGGATATCGTCAAGCTGCTTTTGCAGAGCTTTCTGCTTTGCAAGAACTTCATCCAAACGAGCTTTAGGGACCATAGGCTTTTTAGCTTGAGGTTCGGGTTCAGGCTCCGCGAGTTCAGCTTCGACCTCTTCTTCCTCGACTTCAGCTTCAAGTTCGGCACTTTCCGGCACCAATTCTTCTGCTTCTTCCGCACTTTCCGGCACCAATTCTTCTTCGACCCCAAGACCAAAGTTCATATCTAAAGGTTCGCCCACTTCCATAACGTCAGCCCCAGGCATGACTTCTAAAGTTTCCACACTAGCTTCTGTTTCTGTTGTTTCCATTGGTATTAACCCCTCGGTTGTTGATGATTTGTTGTGGATTAGGCTTGTCGCTACGCGCTGCGACATTCATAGCCGTTGCTGCAATCTTGGTAGCAGCGGATGTCTCCGCTTGCCCAATCCTTGTTTGGTTCGTAAGGTCTGCCAAGTCTCGACGCAGCTGTATCTGTTGCATTTCGATTTCAGCCTTGGTCTGGAGTTCAGCTGCTTTGAGCTGTGGAGAGATTGACCCTACATCTTGTGCTTTAGCCATGTTGACCGCTGCTTCACTCTGGAGCTTGGCAACTTCAGCTTCCAACTTCGCAATCTCTAAGCTCAACTGCTGCATCTGGATCTGCTGCTGAACCTGCATAGCTTCTGCTTGTTCTGGTGTTGGCGGCTCCTGTCCAGTCATTGAGCGTATTCGCTTGGCAAGTTCGCCTTTCTTACCTAAATGGCTATATTCAATAATTGCATCGTCAGGAATCATCACGCCTGCTTGACGTAAGTTGATCGCCTCAGCGAACTGCATTTCGTCATAAGAATCCCGTGCGGGTTGGGTAGAGATGATTACGTCATACTCTCCGAGTGTGAGATCGTTAATGATTTGGCCTTCGGGAGTAGGCTGATTAATGGCGATAGGCTCCCTTGGTTTCAGCGGATCTAGCTCATTAGTAACCATGATGACCCGTTCTTCTGTATAGAAAGACTGAACGAGGTCCAAAACTTTCTCAGCGAGGTACTGACGAGACTTTCGCAGATTATCCAAGGGTACTTGGATCATCATGGCTCCACGATTCTGCTTGGCTTGAATAGCAATACCACTAACTTCGGCGCTATCTGTCCCCAACATAGAGTCATTGATGCCACTAATGGCTTTTATGTTGGCCTGGGCCTTCTGACTTATGCGATCTAGGCCAGTAGGGATCTGATTAGGCTGAATCTTAACGGGAGGATTTGATCCTCGGTTGTACTCCAGTACCAAACCCGTTTCTGCCCCGTGTTCTTCCAAGTCATCGGCATGGAGTCCGACAAGCGAGCCACTTTCTACCATCCAGCCGCTATTTGCTGTGGTATTTACAATGTGAAGCTCTTGGCTGGCGATTTTGTTGAGCTGTTCCTGTGGAGAAATTAGGTTTCTGACCATTCCGAAGGGTCTGCCTCTGCGGAAGTAGGCAAAAAACGGCACGATAGTGAAATCCGCGTAGGGAGACCACTCGTCATGCAGCACTATTCGGTCACAGGTGACTGTCCAGCGGATTTTCTTCTTCGTTTTACTGTAGATACTGAGTCCGTACTCTTTAGCGAACTTTTTCGCTTTCTTTTCGGACCAGTGCTCCGGTACTTCTCTCTGGTCTCCGGTAAGGTCGTCAACGAAACACGTAACGCGTCCAATCTTTCGGCTTTGTCTTTCAATGACTCGGAGAGATTTGACAGTGCGGTAATCATCACTCGATCCTTGGCCTCCTTGAGTGAACATATCGTTCGTTTCAGTGTCCCCATATCTGGTTTCTGTGTATTCAATGGAGTCTCTCCCGAATGTTTGTCCGTTTTCGGCAATAAACTGAAGCTGTTCAGCTTTCTTCTTACCGTACATCTGCTCAATATCGTCGAGTGTTGCCCAACGAGTCTCGAATACTTCATTCCAGGTCTTACTGTCGTACTCTTTAGCGTCTGGATCGATCAAAACATCGAGCGGATCTTTCGCAGTGATGCGGATTTCGCCCTCAACGTGGTCGCTGAAGTCCATGCGAACGTCAAAGTATCCGCGACCATCCATAATCAACCCGTCACTGAACACTTGCTGCTCGATCCAGTCGAGTTTGTTGTTGTCAGAGATCTGCATAAACAACTTAGTAAGAGTCGCAGCAACTTCGGAGTCACCATTCCTGCGTGGTTTGAACTGGATGTCAGCTCGGCGGGTGGACTGCTCACCAAGAACAGTATTAATAGTAGGTAGAATGGTGTTAATAGTGAGGGTAGGGCGACCTGCTGCGTCTAACATCGCAACATCAGACTCATCCCACTGCTGACCTTGGTAAAAAGCGTCACATTTCTGCGCTAACTCGACGAATGCCAGGTGTCCATTGTCACGAGCACGGACATAACGATCCCATTGAGATTCTGCAAGAGCGCCTTCGTCGTATGTTCTTGAATTTTTCATAGCTTATGCACTCATCGCGGATTTGTTACGCTCGGTTTTAACAAGATATTTGAGGTCATCTCGCCATGAGGGGGCCACTTCGACGCGTTCGAAATAAGTGGAATATTCAGTCATCATTAGTCCTAGCCAAGCCATAGCATCGACTTGGTCATCATGTGTGCCATTTGGGAACCTCAATAACTCGGCGGTTAATGGGCCTGTGAAAACTGCATCCTTTGGCAAAAACACCATGCCTTGTTGCATCCGTCCTTGGATCGCCCTAGCTCTAGCTTCTTTGTCGCGTCTGCCGGTCTTAAGGTCTTTTATATAAACTTCGTTTAACCCGCGCTCCCTGATCCGCTTTTGCAGGAACGGTCCTAGGGCCATTTCAATGTGTCCACGTTCTATGCCGATTATTGAGGGTCGCCATGTTTCGTATAAGTCGAGTATCTGTTCTACTAATTCAAAGCCGTCGAACCGACCGCGCACCACATCCATAACAAACATCTGGTCTTGTTCGTCGATGCCGATGACCATTCCAACAGAGTAGTCATTCCGGTCTTTCTGGCCGATAGCTAAGTCCCACGCGCAGTAAAATTTCATTCGACTATCATCGATGTC